GCTTGCAGTTTTTCAAGATATTCTTCGGCGGGTGTTTTTACTGTGCCGGCGTCTGAAAGCTTTTTCAGCGTTGGCTTAATGGTTGCGGCTGCTTCACTAGCGGAGGGAGATACGCTTGGCGAAGCAGCCTGACCAGCAACGAAGGCTTCGTCTGACTTGTGGAGAGCAGTCAAGTCAGGCCGCGCTGGCTTTATTTTTGGTGGGTCTTTTATGTCGCCATTAACGGCGCCATCATCATCTGTAACGCCAACGGCCAAGCCCAAAGCGGCGTTGAGGCCATACCGGCGCGCATAGGTTGAAGCAGAGCCGACCTTCTGCGCATTAGTCCAATCATCAACGGCTAAAGGCCAGTCGGACGCCGGCAATTGCTCGCCGCTTGTATGGAATATAATGGTGCGCAAAACTTGGCTGCCATCCGCCTGCGTGACGCCCTGCCACCATGAAAGCCCGAACTTTGTGGCTTCTTTAGCGGTATTGATAACCTCGCCGATATCAGCGTAAGAGCCGCGATTGCCTTTTGCGTTTTTCTCAAGCCCGCCCATTTGCATTTGAAACTTATTCAGCGCCGTTGCTATTTCCTTCATTTCAAGACCTCTATGCGTTTTGATTTATTTTTTGCGACCCGCACTTTAATGCCTGCGCCGAAAGCTTCGGACGCATGGCGGGGAACCATTTTCTTGATTTCTGTTTCAGCTTTTTTGCAAGTGGCAACGGCGCCGACTGTTTGAACCCATAATTCAGCCCATTGTTTCCAATGCGGATCGTTTTCCATTGAAACAGGGATGGTTTCTTCTGGCGGTACTGGCGCTTCGCTGATTGGCATTTCTGTCGGTGAGACGCCCATTTCAACGCAACCCATAAAATAGGTGGCAAGGCCGATCAATTCAGCCTGATAAAGCGGGTCTATTTTTATTTCGTGAAGGGTTGGCTCGCTGCCTGCCTTAATAATTGAAAGCAGTCCATAAGGGCATTTTTTGCCGGTGTTTTCTTCCAGCAAATAGGCGTTCCAATGGAGTTGAGGACTATACTGTTTACAAAGGCGCGGGATAACATCGCGCCATTCTTCGCCGGCCAAAGGCCTTCCCATCGTAAATTTTGCATCAATGACAGCCTGCTTGCCCCGATATTTCGGGATAGAGCCGTCTAACGTGCAGCGCATTATCTTATGCTTTTTGCCGGTTAGCACAGCCTGCCGGTTTACGATCTCGAATCCGTGCTTTTGCTGACACCATTCGATGTTTAGTTCTTCGGTGATATGACCCATCAACACAGGCCAGACCATCGAAAGATCATCGGCTTCAACCTCGCCGCGTTTACGCAAATATAGCTGGTGGATGCGTTCAGCATTGCCGCCGGCCAGCGTATTGATATCGCTGCCGCCAACCGTGCCAAAGCGCTCACCTAATGACTTTTTGTCAAGCTGATACTTTGCAAAAAATGCGGGTGTTAAGTCGCAATCGGTGGGTTGTTTTTGCTCATCCATCCTACCTTTTTACTATTGCGAATAACTTATGTCAACAAATATGCGCATAATATGCGTTATAGATCATACTTAACCATGACGATCTGATCTACGCTTTCAATGTCGCGGCTGAACTCTAGTTCCTCTTGAGGCTCTATCGTTTCAATGACGCAGCCGTCTTTATCAAGCGATGTTAGGATGCCCATAAAGCCCTTTCCATTTTCGCGAACAATAACAAGCGAGCCTATTTTTGGTTCGATGTTAGGGTTTACGAAAGCCAAATCGCCATTTGCGATTTTGGGGCTTAGTGCATCGCCAAAGCAGAAACACGCATAGGCACCATCGACAGCCGCCAAATCTGGCGGACAGTCCACTTTACTCATCATTTGTTTGCTAAAGTTTAAGCCATCGCCGTCTGGTGATGGAAAGCCATACACCGGCAAGTTTTCAGTCGGTGCGATGCTGTTAATAACATCCGCGACATATTCTTCTGTGATCTCATTTTGCTCAACGCCAAACGCTTTGGCTAGGGCTGGTTGATGCGGCGTGATCTTGCGCTTGCCGCTTTCGATGCGCGAATATTCTGCTTGCCCAACATTAAGGCTAGCAGCGATATCAGCTTGCCTTTTCCCAGCCATAAGCCGCAAGCTTTTCAGATTGTTTCGGTATTCCATTTTTCTCCCCTATTCCTCGCAGGGTGTTAACACTTTTAATTGTTTCATTGTTAATTAATTTCGGCGGAGCTGTTGGTTGATCACACCATTTTGTAGCTGGTCTAGGGTTTGACCCAAAAATTACGCCAGCTTGCAATCTGCAACCGCGCACGTTTTTGAATACTAATCGTCTATCTGCTAACATTTTTAGTCTCCTTCTTTAAATATAAGGAAAGCGGACGATAGCATATATTTACTTTTATGCAAATATTAAGCGCGTAAACAAAAAATATGCTGCCATTGGAGTTGACTTTGGCACTCATGCGCATAATATGCCTGTTGGTAAACATAACAACAGGTGGCCTCTCATAATGAAACTTAATCAATATCTGGTAGAAAACGCCATGTCGCAGAAAGAATTTGCTGCGCGGTTGGGCGTTTGTCAGGCAACTGTTCACAAATATCTTTATAAAAGCACTGTGCCTTCTGGCATGCGCATGATGCAAATCCACAAAATGACTAAAGGCGCGGTATCAGTCAAAGACTGGATGACCATGCACGATGTTGACGCTGATGGGTAAGGCCAGCCGCGATAAAGGCGGGCGCTTTGAACGCGAACTTGTAAACACCGCAAAAGCGCATGGCCTTGAGGCTTATCGGGTTCCGCTTTCTGGCGCTGCCGCCGGCTTTAAAAATGACATTATTATAAAGCAAGGTCGGACAACGTGGGAAATCGAGGCCAAAAAGCGCGCAACCGGCTTCAAGTTTATCTATGACAACATCGTTGGCGCTGACATTTTAGTTATTGGCGCAGACCGTCAAAAGCCATTGGCCGTGCTTGATTACGAAGATTTCTGCGATCTTTTAAATGGATCGCTTAAATGAACGTGCCGCCAAAAAATCCAGCCCGCAAGCATTTGGAAGAAGATATGGTTCTGCTGTTTAGGACGACAGGCTGCGGTAATTACGCGCTTGGCATCCGCCGCATTGCAAAGTGGTGCGGCATTACAGAAAAGCACGTTCGTTTCTGGTTCGATTACCAACAACGGATTCCAGACCGCCGCTTCGATGAAGTGCAAAAATGCTGCCATTATTTCAGCGGCAAGCGCGTTGAAATACGCATATTGAACGAAGACCTTGCTATGCGGAAATGCTTGCGTTGCACAAAAAACTTTGAAAGCACCCATAAGGGCAACCGCATCTGCGCGCGTTGTAAAAACAAGCCAAACTTTCAAAAAGAACTTGGCGGCCTTGATGAATATCGGGTGGCAACATGATTGCAGTGACCCTCAATAGCTATGAACTAGCGCAGGCTGGCACGACCGGCTTGCTGCGCAATATTGCGGCGCTGAAACGCGGTTACAAAAACAAGAATGAGAACGCCAACTGGCAAAACCATGTCGAAGGCGCCTGCGGAGAAGTCGCCGTTGCCAAACTGCTTGGCAAATATTGGGGCGGCTCAATTAACACATTTAAAGAAGGCGGCGATCTGGACTCGACAGGCTGGGAAGTCAGGACACGATCTAACCATCATTATGACCTGATTATCCGCAAAGATGATGCTGATGATCGAGTTTTTATTTTAGTGACCGGCAATGCGCCAAATTATCAGGTGCATGGCTGGATTTTAGCTGCCGATGGAAAGCAGCCCAAATGGCTCAAAGACTATGGTGGACATGGAGACGCCTACTTTGTGCCGAAAGACGCATTGCGTGGATTGGGAGACTTAGATGAGCATAAAGGCAGTGACGTGGGCTTTTGAACAAAAGCTGGATGACCCTATTGCAAAGCTGGTGCTAATTGGCATTTGCGACCGTTTTAACCCTGATGTCGGCTATGCTTGGCCGTCCGTTCAATGGCTGGCTGATGTTGCTGATTGCAGCCATAGGACAGCGCAAAACAAAATAAAGCTGCTTGAAGAACTTGGTTTTGTCCTCAAAAGTTATGTCCGCGATGGTAATACTAACCTTGCCAACCGTTACCGTTTGCCCTCACTAGAAGGGGGTGCAAATGGTGCAGGGGTGCAAGAGCTGGTGCATGAGGGGGGTGCAGCCTGCTTGCATGAGGGGGGTGCAGATAGCGTTCACCCAAACTATAGAAACGATATTAACAATAAAGATATGTCCATTTCGTTTCAAAGTTGGTGGGATGAAGCCCCTAAAAAGATCGGCAAGAAAGCAGCCCTTCGCGCTTACAAGACAGCGCTAAAGGATACCGATGCAGATATGTTGCT